ATGGTGGTGGTGAAAGTGAAATATTCATTAATCAGTCTAATTAGTTATCTTATTGTTCTAATTTTTGGTCTTTGGCTTATGAGTTTAGAAGCTGATGACAATATTATTAACATACAAACTAAAGGCTCTGGTACATCTATCGGTATAGATCAATCTGGTTCAGGAAATGTAACGACAGTATGGTGCGGTTTATCTGGCGGAACATATGCAACACATACTTGTACTAACGCAACAATAACAATAGATCAGCATGGTTCAGGAAATCTTGCTAAAGCATATTCACAGCATACTAATCATATAGATAATCAATATACTATTACTCAAAATGGTGATAACAATACTGGATATCTTGACTTAGATGATGATGATAATATTGCGACTGTAATTCAAACTGGAAACAGTAATTATGGTGAGATATATATGCAAGGTGATGATAATTCCTACACAATCACTCAAACAGGCAATAGTTTTTACGCAAAAATGTATGCCTTCGGTGATGATTCTACATGGGCAATCACGCAATCTGGAAGCGGAAATCACAATGCTTATATAAAATCTTGTGGTAATTGCAATAATAACGATGCAAGTATTACGCAATCAGGTAGTGGTGCTAAAGATGGAGATATAGAATTTAGAAATAATCCATCTGATAACAATACAGTCAACCTAACACAAAGTGGTAATGGCTCTCATGCAGGGAATATATTAGTAAAGCAAGGCAATTACATAGTTAATGCAACGCAATCAGGCTCTACTAACCAGAACTATACAGTTACTTTAGACTGCACAACTAACTGCAATAAGACTATTACAGTAAACCAATACTAACGAAGGAGTGGTGATAAGATGAAGTTTGGATTTGTAAAAAATATAATAGGCGCAGTCGCTCCAACGATTGGCACAGCATTAGGTGGTCCAATGGGTAATATGGCGGCTAACATGGTGGCAGAAGCATTAGGATGTGAACCTACACCGAAAAAGATAGAACAAGCAGTACAAGCCGCAACACCAGAGCAATTAGCAGAACTTAAAAAGATTGATGCAGAATTTGAGGTTCAAATGAAAGAGTTAGAAGTTGATCTCTACGCTCTCCAAACAAAAGATATACAAGATGCAAGAGCAAGATTTTCTAAAGATTGGACATCCAAACTTATAGGTGTATTAGTTGTTGGTGGATTCATGGGATATATCTTTCTAATCACGCTCCAACCTCCAGAGCAGAACAGCGAAGCGTTGATCAACTTAGTTCTAGGTTATCTTGGCGGTCTTGCAAGTGCTATTATATCTTTTTACTTTGGAGCTTCTAATTCTAGTAATAAGGATAAAGACGAATGAAGGTATCAGATGAAGGTCTATCACTTATAAAACATTTTGAGGGATGCGAGCTAAAAGCATATCGCTGTGCCGCCAATGTTTTAACCATAGGTTATGGAACTACAAAAAATGTTACCGAAGATATGGAAATCACTCAGGAAGAAGCAGAATCGCTTCTACAGGAAGAAATGCACGAATATGAGGGTTACATTAACGATATAGTAAAAGTACCCTTAGAACAGCACCAATTCGATTCTATGGTGTCATGGGTATTCAATTTAGGTAGTGGTAATTTATTTTCATCAACTTTATTAAAAAAGCTAAATAACTCAGAGTATGATGAAGTTCCAGAACAAATAAAAAGATGGAACAAAGCAGGTGGTAAAGTATTAGAAGGCTTGGTGAAGAGGAGAGAGGCGGAAGCTTTACTTTTTTTGGGTAAATCGTGGAATGAGGTTTAACTATGCCTTTGGTAAAATATGTATTTAAAGCTGGCATAAATAAAGAAGGTACTAACTATAGTAATGAAAATGGTTGGTTCGATGCTGATAAAGTTAGGTTTAGAAAGGGCAGACCAGAAAGGATAGGTGGATGGACTAAAAATAGTGATAACAGTTTTATAGGAACTTGTAGAAAAATATATCCTTATAAGTCTGTTGATGGTACAGATTTTACTGTACTAGGTACACATCAAAAATTATATGTTCAACAAGGTGATAAAATAAATGATATAACACCTATTAGAGCAACAACTACTGATGGTATTACCTTTGCTGCTACTGATGGCAGCTCTACAATTACAGCAACTGATTCTTCGCATGGAGCAGTAGTTGGTGATTTTGTAACTATTAGCGGTGCTGTTAGTTTAGGTGGACTTGTAACTGCCGATGTTTTAAATCAAGAATATCAGATAGTTTCTGTTCCAAGTACAAACACATACACATTTACAGCCAAAGATACAGATGAAGATGAAGTTACAGCAAATGGTAGTGATTCAGGTAATGGTGGCTCTGGTGTTGATGGAGCATATCAGATTAATACTGGATTAGATGTATATGTTAAATCAACAGGTTGGGGATCAGGTCTATGGGGAGCAGGTACATATGGTTCAGCTAGTTCATTATCTTCTGCAAATCAATTAAGACTGTGGTCGCTTGATAACTTTGGAGATGATGCTGTTGCTAATATAAGAGCAGGTGGAATTTTTTATTGGGATAAATCTTCTGGTGCTAGTACAAGAGCAACAAACATATCAGCATTAACTGATGCAAGCAATGTACCAACAATAGCATTACAAGTAATGACTTCAGATGTTGATCGCCATGTAATTGCTTTTGGATGTAATTCAATAGGTTCTTCAACTATTGATCCTTTACTAGTTAGATTTTCTGATACAGAAAGTATTATTAATTGGACACCTACAGCAACAAACCAAGCTGGCGGAGTTCAATTATCTCAAGGCTCTGTAATTATAAGTGCTATAAAAACCAGACAAGAAATAATAATTTTTACAGACGTTGGTTTAGTTTCAATGAGATTTATTGGCTCACCATTTGTATTTTCATTTACAGAAGTAGCAGAAGGGTTTTCTTTAATATCTCCAAATGCTGTAGTTAATGCAGATAATAAATTATTTTTTATGGATAGAGGTGGTTTTTATACTTACTCAGGTGCGGTTCAAAGATTGCCATGTACTGTATTAGATTATGTTTTGTCAGATTTAAACTATGATCAATCACATAAAGTATTTGGAGGGGTTAATTCATTAGCAAATGAAATAATGTGGTTCTATCCATCAAGTAGTAGCTCAGAAGTTGATAGATATGTTTTATATAATTACTTAGAGAATGTTTGGAGCATAGGAACTACTACAGATAATTTTGTTAGAACAGCATGGAACGAAGCACATTTTTCAGATTTTCCAATAGCGGCAAGTAAAAATGATAGTGAAGTTAATACTAACTATTTATACAATCACGAAGATGGTCATGGAGATGAAAGCAATTCTTTTACTGCATATATAGAATCTAGTGATTTTGACTTACAACCTGATGGAGAACACTTCTTACAAATACAAAAATTAATACCCGATATTAAATTTAGAAATCAATACAGCACATCAGATACAGTATCATTTGTTATTAAAGGTAGAAATTATCCACTAGAAAGTCTTTCTACTTTACAAACTATTGATGTAACTCCAGACTCTACATTTAGCAATACAAGAGCTAGAAGTAGACAATGTGCTTTAAGAGTAACAAACTCATCAAGTAACTATGGATGGCGGCTTGGTGATTTAAGATTAGAGATCAGACCAGACGGGAAAAGATAATATGCCTAATTCAAGAAATAAAGGAGCAAGTTTTGAAAGAATGATAGCAACTTCTTTGTCTGAAGAACTTGGTCTTAATATCAAATTAAAAAGAATACTAGAACAAACAAGAGAAAAACATTTGCCAGATTTAATATTCGGTGATTGGTATTTAGAGTGCAAGCGATATGCTAGTGGCAAAGAACCTGCAACTGCATGGTGGCAACAAGTAATAGATGCTTCTCAAGATAAAGGAATACCTACTTTGATATACAAATTTGATAGGCAGCCTATTAAAACAAGAATACCATTACACGCAATAAACAATAATTTACCAGTAAATAATCTTATTACTTGTGATTTAAACTGGAATGATTTTATTTATTTGATTAAATCTTTATATCCAGATGATATAAAAAATTACAATAAACAGGCAGCATAATGGATATAAAAAATATTTCTTTGCCATTACCAGCAGCAGAATATAATGAAGATAATGAATCTATTACTAGAAGAACTATAGAGCAAGCTATAGAAGATTTGGCAATAAATATAAAAAGACTAGAAGAACTTGAGAGTAATGTTATTAGTAACGCAATAAGAAAAAAACAATTTTTATTAATGGGTGTAAAACATGGCTGATGTATTAAAGGTACTAGGGCAGTTAGACCCAGCCGCAACCACCACTACAGTTTTATACACAGTTCCAGACATGACACAGACTACAATTAGTTCTATTGTTGCAGCAAACAGAACTGGTTCTGCTATTACATTTAGATTAAGTGTTCATGTTGGTGGTGCAGGTGCTGATGATAAACAATATATTTATTACGATAAATCAGTAGCAGCAAATGATTCGTTACCTATAGTTATTGGAATGACTCTAAATCAAACAGATGTTTTAAAAGTCTACACAAGCGCAGTAGACATGAGTTTTAATATTTTCGGATGTGAAACAACAGAGGTTAGATAATGGCACAATATAAAATACAACAAGGTGATACCTTGTCAGCATTAGCTAGAAAATACGGCACTACAGTAGATGCTTTAATGGAAGCTAATCAACAAATTAAAGATAGAGATTTAATCTATTACGATAGAATGATGAATGTTCCCGGAGCTGTAGCATCAGCACCTCCTACTAGTGTACCTACTTATGCTGGTGGACCTTCCGTAGCTTCAGTTGAAGAGATTAATCAAGCAGTAAATCAAAGTCCTGTAATATCTGCACCTTCTAGTCCAGCAGATTATGGTCAATCAACAACAGCTAGCCAAAGTGATATTGATCAAGCTATTGCTGCTCCGGGAGGTATATTTGCCGATGCTTTCGGTAGTGTAAAAGATTATATTGCCGCCTCTCGTCAAGAACAACTTGCTAAAGAAGCTGAAACAGGTACTGCAACTGGTGTGCCAGTTTTTACTCCACCAGAAATGCAAGCAAGATCACAAGAAGGACAGCCTACGCTTGGCGAACTTTATTCAAGTGCAAAAGGTGGTATTGAAGATTTTGTAGCCACCACTACACCTCCTACAACTGATCCTTATCAAATTATGGAAGGCGGCTCACCAATAGATGCGATTTCACCAATAAAAGATTCAGTTATAAAATCTGCAAATAAAGC